TGGTGACGCCGTTGTGTTGGAAGCACTTCCAGGCGAAAGTGATCATCCCTTCGTAGCACCCAGTGACCCACCAGGAGTCGTAGGCGATTCGAACAGCAGGGGCTTTCTCGCCGGTGAGTTGCTGGTAGTCAGCCTCGCTGAGCATTTCCTGATTCAGGACCGAGGCCGCCATCCGACGCCACATGTCGTCTGACGGCTCGGTCTCTGGTTCCAGGACTTCCCTCAACTTGACCTTCAACTCGTCCGTTGGCTTGACCCTGGACGGGTCGTACACCGTTTTCCTCGGCAGGCTGTCGACATCCCAACGGGCCGCCTCTTCCAGCTTGTCCTGGAACAACTTTTTGCCGTCGTCACCAGGCATCAACGAAAGACCGAGAGCGTAAGTCTGGAGATACTGCCGGCGGTAGTATTCCAGAGCCTCCCGTTGGAGTTCCGTCAGCTCCTTCATTCCCAGGGGCCGAACGTGGCACTCCTTGCCACCGATCGTCACTGTCAGCGGGCTTGCCGCTCCCAGTGCCCTTGCCATATCTTCACTCATCATCGTTCTCCCGTTCTCTAGTGGTTAGTTCGTATCTCGGTAGGCACTACGCGTCTTCCGGCGGTGCGGTCCCGCCCATACCCAGACCCGAGAAGGTGCCGTCGGCGCCCCAGTCGGCTGACCAACCGATCACCTCTTCGGTATCGACGTTGATGCTGACTTTGAAGTCGCTGCAGAGCGCCCTGGGGAAGGCATAGAACTGGATCGCTCCAACTTCCAGGGTCGCTTCCACGCAGTCGTCCGGGTGGAACAGGTCCAGCCCAAACAGCTCCACCTGGTCAGCGGCGGTGTCGTATTTGCCCTGGGTCGCGAAGGTGCAGTCCTTCCGACCAGCGGCTCGGCAGGTGTAGCCTTCCGAATCGCTGTCGCCCCATTCACTGACGTGGGCAAGCTTCTCATTGACGTCCCAGTTGGTGCAGCGAGCAATCTGATCTTGACCAACGAAGAATCGACCGGCACGACCAGTAAGTGCGGTCGAGCCATTGGCGGGGGCTACGGCTCCCATAGGTTAACTCCTTGTGCTTAGGAAAGTGTTGGTTGATTGGTTACGGCACTCGTCAGACCACGCTGGAACTGGCCGAGCTGCTGGAACTGGTCAGGTCCGAACTGGCCAACAGATAAACGGTGTAGTCGATGTTGCCGCCGACGGCCTTGAGGTTGATCTGGTCGTTGGCGTCGCTGTTGCCGACTTCGAACCCGTACTTGGCCGGGTTGGATTTCAGCAGGAGGCCCTGACCGTTCAACGCCCCGCCGTTGGCCGTAGTATGCTCGCCGATGGCGTCCCACCCGTTCGATGCCGAGGGTGTAATCTCCAGGTGGCCAGCGACGTCCACGTCGTTGTCGTTGGTGATAGCGATCACCTGGATCGCCTCGTAGCGAATCGGTTGGCCGAGAGCGTCATTCCCGGCCCCGGCTCCGGCGTTCAGACCGGCCATGTTGAACAGGTCGATGTCGATCGACTGACCGGCCAGAAGCGTCCCGGTGATCTGGTGACCCCGATTCGCCATGTTGGGCCCGACGCCGTTCTTGAAGGGCGGCGCGTAATCGAGGTTCGGGGTGACGACACTGGGGGTCCCGATTCCGCTGGCAAGGGCGCACTTTAGCGTCGCTTTCAGCTGAACCGACAACTTGATCCCGCTCAAGCTTCGAGTAGAGTACGACATAGTCTTCTCCTATTGGATAGCGAACGGCACGTCCAGGCGAAGCATGTACTGGATGATGCCTTGGTAACGGTATAGTTGGGTTCGGATAATGCGATCGCTGACGAATTGCGTAATCAGGTGGCCGCCGTAGGTCAATGGTATGTCCTCGGGCGGGGTTTCGGGGTGGCCGCCGAAGACTGCCATGATCGCGTCCATCAGTGTGGCGCAGTCTTCCTTGGCGGTGGTCTGTTCACTCGGCCGATCCTTGGTATGGACGTTGAAGGTCAGCTGAACGTCTCGAATGTGTAACTTGGGCGACTGCTCGCTTATGCCAGACATCCTAGTCTTGATCATACCATCCTTGAACTCCAGCACGCAATACGGGAATATCGGCTGGCCAGGCATCGCCTCCAAGTCGTGGATTGTTGGATAGTCCGCCAGCTCAGCCTCAGCCGGCAGGTCCGCCTCGTTCCACATACCGCGAAACGCATCGTCCAACCCACTGGATGACCAGAGGGAGTAGACGCCGGTTTGGAGGTCTGCGATTCCTGAGGGCATTAGGACTCTTTACGTTTGGCTCGCTGGGCTTTCCTATGGGCCTGAGCAGCCTCGATATGGTAACCGTAAGTTACAACGTGACCGTTGCTGGCGTTCTGCTGATCCCAGTCGCCGCCCCGGGTTGTTGCTCGCTGGTGGGCTTGAGCCGCCCGCTCATGGCACCGGGCCGCTGCCAGATGATCGTGATCTGCAGCGTGATCAGCGGCTTCTTTCGCATAACCCTGGGCCTCGTGGGTCCTGGGATGGCCTGGAAGAAGATCAGTCTGTGTTTTGGCTTGCCGGCTCAGACGAGCGGCTTCTCTGGCTGCATCTGACCATGCCTTGATTCCAGCAGCTCGTTTTCCGTAGGGATCAGCACCCGTAACTTCGGCATGGGCCTCGACCGCTCGACGATGAGCGGTGGCGGCTTCCTCGTGTAGCTTGGACGCCGTAGCATCGCCCATCGTGTAATGGATTTCAGCAGCCCCTGAATGAGATTCTGCCGCAGCCTGGTGGGCTCTCATCGCCGTATCATGGTCGCCGCTGTCGTGCTTGGCAGCGGTATCAGACGCCCTGGAGGCTTGTCCTGTTAGCTCCCAGGCACCGTTGCTACGGGAGCCCTGGGCCTCATGATGGGCCGCGGCTTTCCGAGCTGCTGTAGCGGCTTCTCGAGCAGCCTCAGACCAGGCCTTCTCCCCAAGCAGTTCCTGGCTCATCTGGGATAATTCACCCAGACCCGTCAGCAGCGGCGGTAGGATTGAAAGGTGTTCCGGGTTCATGGTCAGCTCACGGGTTGGGACACTATGGCAACTATGTCTTCTCGCATCTCGTCCAGGGTCTTCGTCAGGTAACGCCGATCCAGGTCTTCGGATATTTCCAGGAACAGCCCGTAGTCCAAAGGTGTCCCAACCGAACCCTCAACGACTCCAGGCGATGTTTCCCGTACGTCGTGGAAGATGCTTTTCAGCAGCTGGGTCGTATCAGCCCGAGGATACTCGCCCTTCTGGCTACGTTCCGTCACCTTGGTGTACTTGCTGCCCTTGGGTCCGCCAGTCCTAGTCCCACTGGTATCTCGAACCCGCTTGACGACTACCTTCTTGACCGGAACGTTGATGTTCTGGACCACCCGGCTTTCCAGCATCGTCGTTGCCGTCTCGACCCGGGTTCGTAGATCAGCTTGCAACCGATCGAGCAACTCGCGGACAAACCATCGCTGGTTGACGCGGCTCTTCTGAGCCCGTCCTGCACGTCTCGCGAGTGCTCTTTCAGTCGCTGCTGACATAACCCCGGGCGGGCCACCCAGCTCGGCAAGACTAGGTGGCCCGCCCTCTCCCTTCCTGAATCAACTCAACTGATTGATCTTGGCCTTCCAAGTCTCGTATTCGTCCTCGTACGTCGGCTGGCCGTTCTGGATGATCGCCCCCGGGTTCAGCAGGTAGCGACCCGGAAGGGTATCGGCCTGGGCGATCGTCGGCATCACGCCGTTGACCACCTTGGCCTCACCCGAGGCAACCATCCGGATCAGCTCCCGAACGAGGGTCTTCATTCGGTGAACGTCCAACTCACCCTTGATCGGGGGAACACCCTCGACCTTCGGGCACTTGATGCCGTCCGTCTCGGTCTTGGCCCGCTGAATCTTCTGGCACAGCTCCTCGTTGCCGTGCAGTGGGTCCCGAATGACGTAGCTGAGCTTCGCTGGGTTGACGTGGATTTCCTGACCCGGGATGTCGGGATACATCCCCAGGTAGGCAGCCTGGTCCTGCGGAATCATCTCCTGCTTACGGACGTGGCTGTAGACTGTCCGCCGCCCAGTGATCAGGCTGCGGATCACCACGCCCGGAATGGACTGAATCCGGAGGTCGCAGTTCCGGGGATGATCGGCCATGACCGCGAATGGGGCGACTGCCCCCGGGCTCTTCTCGGCCACTGCCACATCCCCAGTATCCATTTCACCTTCTCGCAACTTTGCCATGATTAGGTTCCGTTCTCTCGGTTCCCGTTCTCGGTTAGTTCAATAACCCCGAGTGACAGGAGAACGGGACTGTCACCCGGGGGGTTGGCCCATACGGGCCTGGTTCAGTATTTCAGATTATCCACTTCCCGTTGGTGCCGGCGAGCAGCCGCCGCTGCTTCCCTCGCTGCATCTGACCAAGCTTTCTTGCCCCGCTTACCCCTGGGCTTCTTGTCCTCGTCCTCCTCATCCTCATCATCGTCGTCTTCGTCCTCATCTTCTTCATCCTCGTCGTCGATTTCTTCCTCGTCCTCGTCCTCGTCCTCGTCCTCGTCGACTTCCTCCTCGTCTTCGTCCTCCAGGTCGTCATCCTCGTCGACGTTCTCGTCCACCTTGTCCTTGTCCTTCTCAGCGGCTTCCTCGTTCTTGGCTTGCCGGTGCAATTCAGCAGCATGTCGGTGACTAGCCGCGGCTTCTCGGTGTTCGTTCGAGGCGTCGATATGACCCTCGTCATCCAGCTCGTCGTGGGATACTGCCGCTTTCTCGTGGGCGTCCGCCGCTTCCTCATGGGCCTTGGCCAGGTCTTCCCCTTCCAGGCTGCCATCTCGCGTCCTGAGAGAGGCCCGACGTGCGGTATTCGCCTCGTTCCTGGCCCCTGGATGGTCCTTCATCTCCCCTGAGATACCGCAGGCAGAGGCGCTGATTTGACGGGCTGCCGTCGAGGCCTTCTTGGCTTCCTCAGCTACCTCCTTGACCGTCAGGTTCAGAAACAGGTCCTTCTTGCCCCGGCCTTGATTCCGGTGCTCGACTGTCGCTACTTCGTGGGCTGCAGCAGCAACCTTATGAGCATCAGCAGCCTCATTATTCCCGGCCTTTCGGTGAGCAGCCTCGGCCTCAGTATGAAACTTCGACGCCAGGTCGTGTTCCTCAGCAGCTGTCTTATGGAGACCACTCAGACTGTAGCCGGGTGCCGTATAGGAATAGGCATCACCCTTGGTTGCGTGACTGCTGTCGTTTGCTCGTCGACTCTGAGCCAGGGCATCAGACGAGGCGTCGATCGCGTCAATATGGTCATCTGACTGATCAGACTTGCCCCGAGCCCGGCTTGCCTTGTTGGCCGCAGTCTTGGCCTGCCTCGCAGCCTTGGCTGCTTCTCTTGCCGCGTCCGACCACGACTTGACTCCATCCAGTGACTTGTAGTCGAAGTCTGAACCCCCGAAGTCGGGCTCGATGTCCCGTTCTAGTTTCCGTTGCTTACGAATAGTACCCTGGGCCGACCGGTGCTCATCAGCAGCCATCCAGTGCTGCTCAGCTAGAGGACTATCGCCGTTGTTCTCATGGTGCTCAGCGGCCTTGTCGTGAGCCCGAGCTGCTACCCCGTGGGCTCGGATCGCCTTGTTGTGGTCTTCCTCTTCCAGCTGATTCGCCTTCTTGGTATGTTCCTCGGCGATTTCGGATAGCTCAGCGCCCTCGTCGTTACCCTTGGACCTGGCCCTGGCGCAGGCTTGCCTGGCTAGTTTCGCTGCCTCACGGGCTGCGTCAGTCCAAGTCTTGGTACCATCCAGATCGTTCAGTTCTTTCGAGGTATGACGACGGGACAGGCCGACCCATTGGCGAATTTCACGCCGAGCTGAAGTCGCTGCCTGGCGGATAGTCCCGCCCGCATCGGTGCTGCCAGCATCAGACAGCAACTCGTAGCCCTCTTCCCCTCGGTTATGGAGGGTGAATTCGTGGGTCTCCGGCGAGAAGTGGGTGTTGGTCGGATGATAGGTGACGACGATCCTGAGGTGATCACCGCCCTCGTCATCGTCGTCGTGGCTCGTTACCTGGACTTTGGTTCTGGACCCGAGCTTCATCCCGGACGAGATGATGTTCATATCGTCCTCAGAGAACTTCCTGGACCCGGCTACGGCCCCAGGTTTGTTCTTGGCAGGACCACCGGCCCGGGCCCGTCTGGAAGCAGCTGCAGCTTCACGGGCAGCATCAGACCAAGCTTTCGTTCCGCCGTTTCGGATATGGAATACCCCGGATCGGTTTGCCTTGTCGAATTCTTCTCGGTGAGCGCTGGCCGCAGCTCGATGGGCAGCCCCGGTCTTGTCGTCTCCTTCGGCCTCATGGAGTTTGGCCGCCCTGATATGAGCATCTGCGGCATCCTGGTGATCCTCGGCAACAGCGGCCGGGACCTTGGAGTATTTCCCGATCTGGCTCGACAGCTTGTTGGCTCGGTCGGAGGCTTTCCCAGCCTGGCCCGAGGATTGACTACGCTTGGCAGCAGCTGCGGCTTCCCTAGCAGCATCAGACCACGCCTTGGTCCCGTCGAGCTGGTCCAGGTCTTTCTTGCCCTTGCCTAGTGCCTGGGCAACCTTGAGATGAGCGTCGGCCGCTTCCTGATGTCTTGCCGAGGCTTTCACATGCTCGTTAGCGAGGCCGTGATGCTTACCCATTCTATCGGCAAGCCATTTCGATTCTTGTTCATCAGATTCACTGTCCCGCCGCCGAGCGATAGTCTCAGCCATACGTCTGTTTTCGCTGTTTGCCTTATCGTGGGCCTCAACAGCACGTTCATGGGCCTTGGCCGCCCGTTCATGATCGGCAGCTGATCCAGACTCACCGGCCTTCTTGGTTGCCTCAATCGCATTCTCGGTATATCGCTGGCTTTCGGACGACCGATCCATCGCTCGGCGATCGTTGTTTTTCCAAGAACTTATCGGGGTAACATCAGCAACTCTGTCATTTGCCGCCTGTGCCTTCCTGGCTGCTGCTGCAGCTTCCCGAGCAGCATCCGACCACGTCTTCTCCCCCACTAGGTCTTCTTGGGAAAGATCAGACAGGGTCTTGACCGTCTGGAGGAGGACGCCGGCGACTTGCAGCTGTTCGGGATTCATGGTTCGTTTCTGGTTGGGTTAGAAGGGATGCCGGGGAGGTCCTTCTCCCCGGCTTCGTTCAACAACTGGCGTAACGACTAGCGAGCTGTTGCTTACGCCTCGGCCGTCGTGGTGACCGCAGCGCAGGCACCCCGCTCCATCTGGCCGCCGAACCGGGCCATCGCCACCAGCAGCATCTCGTTCCGGCGGATGAGCGTGTCACCCTCGACCGAGTTGCGCATCGTCAGACCGCGCCGGCGATACATCCGGTAGCGGCCCATGATGGCGTAGAACGCCTGGGCGTTGGTCATGGACGGGCTGGCCTGACCCGAGGCGCCGCTGATCTTGAACGGGCGACCCATCCAGGTGTACCCGTCGTAGTTCGGCAGCTCGTAGGTCGTGAACAGACGCCGCGCGTCGTTCGTTCCAACCGGGGTCGCCATCGTCCGGTAGTACGTGACTTCCGTCGAGCAGAAGACCGCCGTCGGCATCAGGTTCGGCAGGTGTTCCCGCTTGTGGACCGAGAACCGCAGCGATTCCCAGTTACCCAAGCTGGAGGTGACTCCGCCGAACGCCACCGAGGTGGTCCCGCTCTTGTTCATCACGCCTTCCGGCTGGGTCGTACCGTCGCCGATGGCGCAGACCGTGTCCAGGTCCCGCAGCATCACCTCGCCGTACTGGTTCGTCAAGAACTGGGCGAAGTCGATGGGCGTGTCGGACAGGAAGTCCAAGCCAACGGTGATGGCGCCCTGCCAGCGATAGATGGTCGTGTCGAACGCGCTGACGTAGGCCGCCGTATCGAAGAGCAGCACCTGGCTGTCGTCAACACCACCCCAGGACGAGGTGACGATGCCGGCTCGGGCGCCCTGGATACGCCGACCGCGATCCAGCGGGACGAGGTTGACCAACGGGAACAGCTCGCCGTGGAGGATAGGCGTCGAGACGATCATATCGTCGAAGACGATCGGCACAGCCTCGGTACCACCGCTGACTGCGTCGTCGATCAAGGCCGCCTTCTCGCCTTCCATCAGCCCGCGGTTGACGATGTCGGCATACTCGCTATCGCGATCGCTGACACCCCACCGGCCGCTGGAAGCCATCCCCTTGTCGGCCCCGCTGTAACCGCACCAGGACATGTCGTTCATGGCGTGGAGCAGCAGGTCCTTCTGGTGCTGGGGCAGCGCCTGCCAGGCCAGGGACTTCGAACCCTTGCAGTGCATCGACTGGTTGTTGGAGGCCCGGTTCAGAGTCGCGATCTGATACTGGGCCCAGGCACCGGCCACTGCCTTCTCGAAGTCGCTGCAGTGGTCGAGGGTCCGGCTGATGCTGCCGTCCCCGGCACTGAAGTCGCGGACGGGCATCCCGGCCAACGGGTGGCCCTTGCCGCCAGCGGTCTTCGTCGGGAAGCAGAGGGTCGACTTGGTGTGGGAATAGGCTTCCTTCACACTCTTGACCCGGACGCTGATGTCGCCGTCTTCCATCCCGCCGATCCGACCGAGCATCTGCAGGAACTTCGACTGCCCAGGCTTGAAGTCCTTGGTCCCACCGGGGACAGCGGACTTCTCGGCCTCGGCGGCCGCCGCAGCAGCCTGATCAGCAGCAGCCTTGTCGGCAGCGGCCTTGTCGGCGGCTTCCTTCTCGGCCGTGATCTGCTCGGCGCTCTTGACACCAGTCATGGTGTTGATCGCCTTCTCGAGGCCGTCGGCCAGCCGGTCAAGCCGGGACTGGAACGCGTGGGCGCGAGCCGCCTGCGGGTCGAGGGTCAACTCCTTGTAGGTATCGGGGCTGAGCTTCTTCTCGCCCATCGCCTTGCCACAGGCCATGAGGAGTTCGTCGTCGTTCGACTCGGTCGTTGCGTAGCTGTTCTGAATCAGCCACGACTTCAATGCGATTGTCATTCTCATGTTTTTCTCCTATCGATCAATCGCCTAATTAGACACCGGCCTCAACCATTGGGACCGAGTGCTGTTGTCTTATCGATTCCCGTAACCGACGCGCCCGACTAATCGCTTGCTTATGGGCATCGGTCAACGGTTTTCTTTTCTTACCCTTTTGAGCAAGTGATATTGCCTGGCGTGTTTCCTGCGTACGGTGCTTACCAGCAAAGCCGAACGTTGGTTTAATCCGTCCTTCACGAATACCTTGACGTCGAGCCTGGCTGATGTTTAGTCGTGCTTCCTCCGAACGTTTTCGTCCGGTCAGTGCTGCAGCTGTTTTGGCTATTGATTCTGGAGCCATTTTCTTTCCCAGGTTGATCAATCTGAGGTGCCGTTTTGTTTCCTCAGAATGCCTGTGACCCTTATTAGCCTTGCCAATTTTCTGTCGAGCTTCCGCGGGTAACGGAATGCCGTCTCCGCCAGTTGTCATGTTATAACCAGCCGGAATGTACGTCTTCATCGATTCAATAAATCGAATCTCAGCAGCAATCAGTTCAAATTGGTCGTCTGAATTGAAAATCACTTCCCAACTGAATGCCGATAGCCCGTATTTCCTAAGTGCCCTGTGAAAAACCGTAGTCGGTGCCTTTCCAAATGAAGCGCTTTTGTGTTGCCGCTTCCTTCTAGATAGACTCTTCATCGTTTTGCCGATGTACATCTTACCGTTCACCAGGTTAGATGCACAATAAACGATACCCAATTATCGGTTCTCCTATTGTTGACGTCCGTCTTGAACCGCCCGTCCTACATCGGCCGAGCTGGCTAGTTGTTTCGTTTATTCAGCAAGAGGCTTCCCAGGCTTCGAAGTCGGACAGCTCCTTCTTACGGGCCTTGGGTTGAATCTGGGTGTAGTGGACTGTTGGCCCGACGTTCCGGTCTGGGTTCTTCTCAACCTTGTCGATCCGGACCGTGATCGGAGCCTGGACCCGAGGCCGGCCGGTCTGCTTATGCATGCTCGGGGTGATCGTCAGGACCGTCCCGGGGATCAAAGCCTCGCCGAGATTATGGGCACCTGAGTTATCCCTGCTGATGTACCCCCGATAATCAACCGGAGCGTCGATCTGCAACTTGCCGGCCTCACCTCGGACGGCGAATTCGGAATCGAAGAACCGTTCCCCTCGGCCCTCGTCATTGAATCGGAATCGAGCAGTGAACCCACCTCGGCCTCCAGTCGGCTTCCAGTTGAATGGCTTGGCCGCGGCCTCGTACCCCTCCGGAATCCCCGGGCTGTCAGCGTGGTGTTCGCCCTGCTGATTCCTATTCGTCTCGTTCGCCTGGGCCCGAGCCCGACGAGCTGCAGCAGCCGCCTCACGAGCGGCATCCGACCAGGCCTTCTGGCCAGTCAGTCCAAGCGACTGAATCTCCAGGACCGATTCCATTGCCTTGAGAGACTGGTCGATCGTTTCGACTTCCTCGATTGCCTGGAGGCTCTTGATCAGGTTCTGGCGTTCCTCGCTGCTGGCCTTGGCCAGGACGATCGAGGTGATCGGGCTCAGGTCGTACGACTTCTTGGTCTTGCTAGTGTAGACCACATTCTCATGGGCTTCAGCAGCGCTACGATGGGCTTCGGCGGCTTTGACAAGGGCGTTCCTGGACTGCAGGGAGAAAACCCCGGCACCAGCAGCTCGTTCCAGGTGCTCGGCGGCCTCGTAGTGGGCGTCGGCTGCTCGGTAGTGGTGGCCAGCTGCGGCCTCATGGTCGCCGGCCGCATGGGCTCGCTCAGCGGCGTCACTACGCTGCCTGGCAGACGATTCGGCCTCTCGTACTTTCGAGTTGACCTTCTGGGCTGCCAGCTGATTCTCGCCGACGTGCATATAGCTGTCGCCAGCATTGCTGTGCTCGGTCCTAGCCGACCGGGTAGCCGCCCTGGCCGCCGCTGCGGCCTCCCGAGCCGCATCGGACCATTCCTTGGTCATCAGCACCTGGGTCAGCTGGGCGACGCTGTACTGCCGCAGGTTCGTCTCGGCCAGGCCGCTGTCCTGGTCAGAAACGTTGCCGGTGGCCGAAGTCATGACGTCGTTCAGATGGCCGTGGGCCTTGCAGACCAGACCCTTGATCGGGCCGGCCATCAGCAGGTCGTGTTTCTCCTTGCACTGGCCCAGGCATTCCATCGCTGCCTTGACCTTTTCCATGTTCTTGTTCGAGAGGACCCGGCCCGACTTGTGTTGCAGCTCCTTTCGCCAACGTCCGATTGAATGATGGGCGTCAGCCGCGTGCTCATGGGCCTCAGCAGCTCGGGTATGGGCGTCAGCAACATCTCGATGGCCGTTCTGTCCGTGGGTATCAGCAGCATCCCAATGGGCCTGGGCTGCATTGTCGTGAGCCCGAGCTGCCGAATCGTGGTCGTCTCCAGACCCGTGTCGGTCGTGGGTTTCAGCACGGTCTGATTCCTCGCTGGCCCGGTTGCTAGCCTGCCGGCCTTCTTCCGAGGTATCGGATTCGTTCCACTTATCATGGGCCATCCGAGCCAACCGGGCAGCCTCACGAGCGGTGTCGGACCACGCCTTTTCGTTCAGTTCCATGGACTTCTTGCTTGCTAGGTTTTGAAGGTAGTTGGCTGCTCGTTCATGGTGCCAGGTATGGGCGTTCAGCGGCCCCATAGTACGAGCGGTACGTTTAGCTTGGTTCGCAGCATCGTTCAGATCACCATTACTGGATTGAACGTAGTCAGCGACAACGTCAGCGGTGATCTTGTTAGCTCCGGCCTTTCGGGCTGCACTGGCAGCTTCCCGGGCAGCATCAGACCAAGCTTTCTCGGTCAGGCCCCCGCCGATCGTACTGATTTCGACCGAGCACAGACCCTCGTCATCGCCGACACCCCAAATCTTGGAGCCCTTCGGGAAACCTTTGTCCTCCAGATCGTCCCCGCCACCAGGCGTGCCCGGCTTGTCCTGGCCCTGGCCGGGGGTGAAGAGCCAGACCTTCGCCGACTGCCCCTTCGGGGCTTCCTTCACCAGATGTTCCATCGCCGATTTCAGCTCGTCGCCCATCCGACCGACAGTCTGGATATTGACGACCCCGTCCCAGTCGGTGACGTCCTTTTCACTGAGGGCTTCGTAGCCGACCCCACAGATGCCCATCCCTTCGTTGTCCTCGGTCAGGTCGAAGACCTTCGTCCCCGAGGCCGACTTGATCCCGAGGCACATCGGCGCCTTACAGCCCTTGAGGGTGTTACAGATGGCCTCGGCCTTCTTGCCGAACCCGCCGAAGGTCTTGCAGCTGAGCTGATGGGTAGCAGCCCCCTTTGTTCTCAACAGGGTTGCCGTCTTGACCCACTTATCATGTTCCTCGACGGCATCATCGTGAGCGTCGACCGCGTCCCAGTGGGCCGAAGCTACGCCCTCGTCTCCAAAGTCCTCCCAGGCACGGGCAGCATCCTCGTGAGCCAGGGAAGCCTCGGTATGATCCTCGGACGCCATGTCGTGGTTCATCGCCCGGTCTTCGCTTCCAACAGGATCACCTGTTACATCACTGGACGAGTATTTGGCCGCAGTTGAAGCCTCAATCGCCTCCCGGGTCTTATGCATCGCTACGTCGTGGAGCTTCCCTCGCTTGCTTTCCGGGTCAAGAGGCTTGCCGGCGTTAGCAGCCGCCATCTTGGCCCGTCTGGCAGCAACAGCAGCCTCACGAGCCGCGGCGCCCCAGCCTTTGGTCCCGGTCAGTTCCAGGTCCTTCTTGTCCTCGGTCATCCCGCCGTAGCCTTCACCAGGCCAGTGACCGGTACACTGCTTGACGAGCCAGGCGCAGAATCCTTCCTTGTTCCCTTCCATCTTGTCTTCGAAGTCGCCGAAGTCTTCGGCCATACACGTCCGGAACGGATGCTCGTCCTGGATCTTTCCACAGAGGCCTTCCAGCAAATGGGCCGGCATCGCCTTGACCTTCAGGGCGCTCAGATTCTTGGTCCGCATCTTCTGGGCACAGTCTGGGCAGAACTTCTCCATCAACTCAACGGAGATGACCGGGTCAGACTCCAGCCACTCATCAGCACGGGCCTTGTAGTAATCGAGAATCTGAGACTTACTGCCCAGAACCGCCGCGACGTTCGTATGGTGCCGGGCTGCTCGGCTATGGGCTTCAGAAGCTACCCGATGCTTGGCAGCAGCCTCGGTATGGCCGGCTTGCTCATGGGCATCAGCAGCCTGGCCGTGGGCCTCGGCAGCCTCGTTATGACGAGCAGCCGATGTTCCGTGGTGTGCCCCGAAGACTTGATTCTCAGTATGGTAGGCGTCGACCTGCGGGTCTTCACGAGTAGCATCGATCGCCCGACCAGTCCGGTCCATAGCAACCCGACTGCAGTCCATCGCTACATCGTCGCCACCGGCAAGGTTAGCTGCCCCCATCGCTGCCCGAGCAGCAGCTGCAGCCTCTCTGGCGGCATCGGTCCAGCGCTTCTCGATCAGCTCGGCCTCGAACTTTTTCCCACTAACCAAGGCCCCATCTTCATCGTAGAGACGGACGCCGCATCTGGTGCAATACCCGGTGCTGTCGATGGGGGTGTTCTTCTTGCAGCGAGGGCAGTAGGTCTTCGGGAACGACTTTCTGCCCCTGGGCTTCTTGCCATTGAACAGGATTGGTTCAGCCGCCTCGCCACCGCTGGCCCCATCCGCACAGAGGGCCTTCTCATCGGTGACCAATTCGTACCCGCAGTCGGGGCAACAACCGCCTTCAGGCATGAACCAGTCGTCGCACTCGGGGCAATAACCTTGCTGTTCATCACCCTCGACGAACTTCAGCCCTTGGTGCTCTTGGGCCTGTCCGCTGATTCCTCCTGCGGCTTGACCATTTTCTTGGAGTCGTGAGCGGGTGCCTTGGCCTTTTCCCGTTCCGTTCGTTCCCGTTCCTGTTCCAGCTGCTGACTTGTTCGCATGACCGTTCTCTCCTGGGGTAACAGACTTGCGTACAACGACTTGCCACTTGTCGTAGTGCGCCTTTGACTTGGCCTCATGTTCTTTCGCCTTGGCGGAATGTTCCCGGGCAGCCTTCCTGTCACCAGCAACCTTGGCCACCTTGGCAGCATCCTCGTGGGTAGCTTGAGCCCGGGCGTGTTCCTGATACGGTCGATAGTGCCCGTGGGGACTATCACCGGCTTCAGCACTGGAAGCCTCAGCTGCCTCAGACACCTTGGCCGCTGTCGTACTGGCCTTGTCCTTGATCTTGGCAACCGATTCAGGACCGTTCCCAAGCTTCAGTTCCATGTGGAACGAGTTGCTCGACTTCTCAGGTCCGTAGTTGGAGCTGTAGGTGAGTATGTGACCGTCAGGATGCATCAGAGCAGCCTGATGACCCATGTAGCTACCATCCGGCGAGTTGGTCGGTTCGTGGCCGATGTCGACGAATCCCTGTTTCCTCAACTTCTCAACAGTCCGGGCAATCACCTTGTCGCCGACATAGCCGCCACGTTTGTAATAACTGGCGTTCTTCCCAGGCATCGCCCTGAGTGCGGCCTTGCCGCTTACCACACCGGCCTCAGGATCAGCACTACCCTTCGGCGCCCGTTCCGGCATGGCCTCGTCACCATCGCCACCACCCGAGGTGTACTGGTTGCCTCGGAACGGGTGGCCCTCGGTATCACCCTTGGACCCCTCAAGCTGTTTCAGCTGCTCGAAGGTCAGACCCGAGACAGTGCGCTCGACGTCCCCGGCCTTCTCGATCAGGACCAGGCCGGAAACCGGGACCACCAGGGCGCGTTTCTCGCGAATGCCCTCAGCCATCGACTTCATCACGGCCGATTTCAGCTTGGACCCATCGACCAGGCTGAGGATGATTTCCTCTTGTTCGGCGTCCGGGTTGGCCGGGACGGTAACCATCGAATGTTCCATGATTTCGCAGGACTTCACCTCGAAACCGCCCTGATCGCCCCTCGGGCCTTCCTTGATCTTGTTGAAATTGGTGGCCCGGAATCCGTGGCTGAACCGGGCCATCTTGTTGTCGACCATCACCGCGCAGTCGTGGCAGAGCTCGTTCATGTCGATGATACACGAGACGCACTTGACCCGCGACGGGTTCTGGCTGAAGGTGTAGAGGTACTTCCCGAGAGGGGCCGTATGGACGTGCTGCCAGAGGAGCAGCATCTTGGGATCGACAGTAACGCCGTCGGCATGGAGAACATCGCCGTCCCGGTCCTTCCGGCTGCTGGTCAGGGTGAACCGGAAGACCATCAGAGCGTTCTTGGGAAGCTCGATGCTGTCCGGGGCATCCTGCATCAGCTGCTTGAACCGATAGGCTCCAGCTGAGCAATCCTCGATGCCTTCCATCTCAGGGTTGGCGTAGACGAGGGTTCGCTTGGCCTCCTTGACAACGTCGTCCCAGCTACGGTTGCCCTTGGCGAAATGCCGATAGCACTTGTCGACCCCCATTCGGTCCAGGACCGGCTGAACGTAGTCGCTGGCCAGGCGGATGCCGTAACGGAAAGACTCGACGTGAAGGCCGTCGGCCCGGCGTTGCTGAATCTGTTCGAGGAGGTCCATAGATGCCTCAGAGTTCGGTTGGTTGTTGGTCAATCGAGGTTGCCGACCGCACCGTCCAAGTCACCCGGGTCTGCCGGATATGAGGGAGCTGTCCCCAGATACTGGACGTTGATCTTGGTGCCAGTCGAGCCGTCGCGGATCAGCTTGAGCTTCCGGAAGGCAGCGATTTCGAGAACAAGAAGGGGCCAGGTGTCCTTGGGCAGTATCATCGCTGCCGCGGTCGTCGGAGCGGATCCATCGAGGGTGTAACGAAGTGGCCCCGCACTATCGGCCTGAATCTCGACGAAGACCGTATTGGCAGGGACCGTGAATGAACTGATCGTCAAGACAGCGTCGGCCACTGCCACCTGCTGAAAGCCGAGACTATTCATTGGTCTTCCTCGGATGGAATCGATTCGGGTAGTGGAGCCCGGGGCTGTGAAGCGGTTGGGCCTCGCAGCCCCGGGATCAAGAACTCTTCGTCGTCGAGCTCCACCGAATCAGGGGCGCCGGATTCGGGTTGGTTAGCGTGGGCTTGCCACAGCTTGACGAATTTGTTTTCCGGGTCCGGCATCAGGTGCTGGACGAGCTGCTGGACGAGCTGGAGGCCGCGTCGATCTTGCTGATCGACAGGCGGTCTTGGCTCTTCGGTCCGGGGAAGACCATCATCCCCGTGCTGAAATTGAGCACGTCCGTCGCACTCTGGGCACCCTGGTAACCGTAGTCCTTCAGGGTGGCCTGCCACATCTGGTTGACCGGCAGGTTGACCGTGACTTCGGTGACCGTCCCCGCCAACTGCGTGTTGTACTGGGCAGCTGGGGGTTCGGTGACGTTGTCGGCGTAGTTCATCCCCTTCAACGCCTTGATCGTCAGGTGGCGAGAATTGAGACTGCCCTCACCAGCGGCCACGGGGCCGAGCTGGAAGGTGACCCGTACGTACTGACCGGAATACATTGAGTATCCTCCTACATGAAAAAACCGCGACCAAAACAAAATAGACGTCGGCATCGACCGACTGTCCTTTTCGTTTCCGCCGCGGTCTCCGTTCTCAGACGGGCACCTGGACGAACCCAAAATGTCCAGCTGTATTGTAACTTACACCCCGAAGGCTGTACACACCGATTCTAAGGTTGCCGACAGCCCTTGGCTTTCGGCTGACCTTCCTT